TGCTCTCTGCGATTTCTTGTATCGCTCGTGCTTTGTCGCTAGCGCTTTTTACTTGCTCTAGTTCAAATCGTCCTAGTTCAGTCACGTTCCTTATTTTTAACGACTCATTTTCTAGCCCAATTTTTTCATATAATGAATCTGAATTCCGCATTGCTTGTTCCAATTGGAATTTTGATGATGCGGTGTTTTGTAAAATGTTTGCAGTTTGTACATCTACTTGATTTTTTTGTGCCTCTATTAATGATTGCTGTGCCTCTTTATTTGCAGTGTCCTGTAATACGTTATCCGTTTGGACTTGTTGCATCTTTAATTGTTGATTCATCGCCTTTGCTTGTGATATCATACCGGGGTCTATCCTGAATTGTTGACGTGGTGCGCTATCCATCTTTGGTCCTGATAATGCTTGTGCGGTAACATCTGCGCCTTTGCCATATACTAAGTTAGGATTTAATCCCGCTTGTCTTAAACGGTTCATCTGTTCTTCAGGTGAGTTGAATTTATTAGTTATATCCCAAAATTCACGTGCATCTGCTTTTTGACGTTCGTAATCTTGTAATTGATATTTGCGTTGACGTCTTGTCGCTGCTAAATCTGTTCCATAGGCTAATCCAGCGCCCAATAATTGAGCACCATATCCTGAGCCTCCTGTTTTTTCTTCTGCCATTTTTTTGTTTTTTTACTGATTGGTGTCAATCAGCACTAATATATCAAGTATATATTAGTGCCCTTCGGGTTCCTGAGTTGCCTCGTTTTGTTTTTTGGCTTTGCGTTGTTGTTTTACTTCGTTTTCGAGTTCCTCGATTTTTGCCTTGTTTTTCATTTTCAATTCTTGAAAATCTACAAGGTCCAATGTTTTCGGGTTAATACCATGTTCGCTTTCGTCTTCTGACCATAAAGCCTCTTTGCTACCTGCAATCGGTAGCCCTTTTGCGTACCTATCCAAAATGGTTCGCATAGACATTGTTTGGTCTGGAATTGTTTGTGAAGGCTGTGTAAAGGTTTGTCCTTTCGCTTGGCGTTCATTTTTGTTTAATAAGTTTATAACTTTCATATTGTTGTAAATCTTTGTTCTTTTTGTGCCTTCTTGGCTTTGTTGATACGAATTAAGTCCTCTTTCTTCATCTCCTCCAAAATTTTCTCTCGTGTTTTATCCACATCTTTTGCACATTCTTGCCTTTCCATATGTTTTTGTATTCTAAATTTATCAAAATCTGAATATATTTTGTCTCTGTAATATCTTGGCATTGCTATTTTTTTGCCATCCTTTAAATTACAATACATCCTATCTAATATTGCGTTTTCGTTCAAATGCCAATTTATCATTTGTGGGGTTAAATAATTTTCACCCATTTTTTTACTCATTAATGAAAATTCTTTTTGTCTATCATCGTTTTGATGCTTTGGTATTCTACTTTCTTTACTTACATACTTTAATGTATATCCGACACTACTCTCATTTACATCTCCTATATGTATTTCTCCTAATTCCCAAGCATATTGTATTGTTTCTACATCTGCGTTTAATAATATAATGTGATAGTGTGGTCTATCTGTTTTTCCGCCGTATTCACCAACGGCATAATATTTTAATTTATTTTGGTTCCGTTTTCTTAGCCTTTTCATAAATAGTTGTAAATCCCTTTTATCGAGATTCATAAATCCGTTTTTAGTGGTTTTTGTATACTCTGGTGCATATGTTAATGTGACAAAAAAAGCGGAGGTAGATACCTCCGCTTCTTTCATAAGCCTAAATGACCATCCCGACACTCTACGGGCTTTGCATTCATAACACTTTCCACAAGGTAAATCTATACCACTTTCTTTTTTACGGAATGGCGATATACATCTACCCATAATTAGAAGTTTGGTGTACCGAATACAGGCATTGGTCGAATCGCCTTGATTTTGTTTAAAACTTGAATATACAAGTTATCTTCTGTACTTTGAACTGCAAAGATACGTGCGTCCATATCCTCTGTGTCCATCTCCAAAAATTCTTGGCTTAATGTTGGTTGCGTATTAAATATACGTCCCAAATGCCAATAATCTAATGTTGTACGGAAATCACCTGCTACTCGGTTACTCAAGAATTTATATTCTGCATAACGTGGTACATATCCGAAAGTATCGGTTGCTGTATTTGTGTATGCGTACAATTCCTGATTTTGTACTTCTTGCTCTCCAATATGAGCGAATGAAGGCCAGAAAAATTCTGTTGGGTCGGTTTTAAGATAATTTTTTGGAATACCTTGTTGGTATGCTGTTTTTGGCATAACTGACATAATCCCAATAATATATCCGTGTTCTTCTGCATAATACTTTCCGGTGTATCCTCCGCCTACGCTAACACCGTGACCTGCCATATTGCCCTGTGGCAGTCCCGAACTTTCGCCTGTGGTGTTTAATACTTCACTAATAACTACTGGTGTTTTCATACCTGTAATGTACTCTGGGCGTTGAAGACGTGCATCTGAACTTTTTACTCCAAAATGTGTAAGAATGTTTTCGATGTAGCGTGTACCTCCACGAGCGTTTTTTTCCAACCATTCTTGCAATCTAAATGCACGACGTAAATCGTTAATAGTCGTTGGTTGTACTTCCAATGTACCTTTTGGGTCGTATGCAAGTGGGGATTCTCCAGTATTATTGTTTCTTATATAAGAAGAACCCAATGATGTCGATTCTGCTATGTTACCTGATGCGGTTGGGTCTCCCAACTGATTTACAAATTGGGGTGTTTCGGTTGTATACCAATCACCCTTTAATGTTACATCTCCCAATGGAATGTCTACAGGTGCGCCTTTTTGTGCAAATGGTAATGATGCTGTAAAATAATCGTGTTCCCATGCACGTTTGCGTAATGTTGCTAATTCGCCTACTACGTTAATACCATCGTTCAACTCAAAATCTACCGGTGCTACCAAATTTTCGTCACGATAATACTCGTTATAAATACACTGATAAGCAGAAAGAGGAAGAGCGTTAACAAGCGCAGCAGTTGAGCCAGTAGGCGCGGGTGGGACACCCATGTAATCAAGAAATTTCTTTTGGTCATCGGTTAATGCGTCTGATACTTGAATTTGTGGAATACCTCCTGTTGGTACGTTTGTAATAAAATTTTCCCAATTATCCCACAATATGCGGTTCGGTACAAAGAAATAGTGTACTGATACATCTATCCTGTGCATTACGGGTGCTATAAGTGGGGCGAATCGTAGAAATACATCGCTTGCCATAGTGAATGAATCACCAGGTACTACCTCTGCAATACAGCAGGGCATAAGGTTACCCATTTTACCCGACATTTTTACATCATGTGTAAGGTCGAATACATTTCTTTTGGGTTTTGTAAGTTTAATAGAGTTAAATAAATTTTTCATAATCTAATGCCTCCGCGTGATACATAATAGGTACGACTTACTTTGCTCCGTCCCTTTGAGCGTCTCCGTGATTTTTTTCTATATCCCATGTTTTTAAATATTGGTGTTTTTTATAAAATTGTCTTATTTTTCTTCCTACTAATCTTTTATCCCATCCTTTTTGATCCATATAACGGGATATAATAAATACTTTAGTTAGATGGTGCATATATATTTTGAAATTTTTTGTAATAACGTTTTACTGTTGTTTGTGGTTTATCCATTATATGGGCAATATATAACCATTTATATCCGAATTCCTCTCGTAATATTGATACGGCTAATCCCCTTTGTTCTTCTATTGTTAATTTGTCTATTGTTTTCATAATCGTTTGACCCTAGCGCGCTTCGCTTGTGATTTTTTCGGGCGGTACGCACGTTGTGCGTTACGCACCACCCTTAAAAATTTTTACCTAGTTAATCGTTTATATAATGACTCTGGGTTTCCTTCTTCATCGAATCCTGGTCTACCTCCGTAGGTTTTCCTTTTCCATGCTTTATATTCTGTACTCGTTTGTTTATCATCATCTGATAAGAACGACCAAAATTTACGCATTATGCTATTGTCGTTCATTGATGTTCCTTGTCTACGTAATTCCATTTCAAACATTTTTAAGTCCGCATCTATATTTGTATTATTTCTAATTGCTTCCATATTTGCTAATTCCTGTTTGATTTTATCTACCTGATAAGGTTGTAGTTCTTGGGCTCGTGCATTCTGTAATTGAGCCATTAAAACACGTGACTTGCTCTCTGCGATTTCTTGTATCGCTCGTGCTTTGTCGCTAGCGCTTTTTACTTGCTCTAGTTCAAATCGTCCTAGTTCAGTCACGTTCCTTATTTTTAACGACTCATTTTCTAGCCCAATTTTTTCGTATAATGAGTCTGCATTACGCATTGCTTGTTCCAATTGGAATTTTGATGATGCGGTGTTT